TGCTGCCTTTGCCTCGTTTAATGAAATTGATACAATCAATGCGCAAGCTGATACTGCTTCCTGTGATCTAGAAGTATTTATTGCTTGTGCCTAATAGGAGATTATTATGGTAGATTTTATTATTGGATCATGGGGCTTTATTTTGTCTCATGTAATGATGTTTGCTGCCGGTGCTTGGATGGGTAAGCCACTGTTTAGCTGGCTTAACGCTAAGTTACCATGGACTGCAAAGTAATTCTGAAGGCGTGCGCGTGGCTCTGCCTTCTTGGGGGTTGTAAAACAACCTCTTTGTTTAAAGATAAGGAAATTATTACAGAACCAGTACCCGGTATAGTTCAACCACTCTCAACTGATTACAGTTATTTAGGAGGTGGTCTTGTGGGTTTGGCTATACTTTGTATGGGGTATCTATGGTTCTCAGAATACAAGAAGGCTGATGCCAAAGGAGATTAATTATGGCTTTAACTTACACAATGACAGATAAGGAGTTTGATCCTGAAGCTGTGGATACAGTGATTACTAATACCTATACTCATCAAAGCTCTACGGTAGCAGATGGTGCGGGTAACTGGGCTGATGGTGCTATCACTATTGATATTGGTGCTATTAGTTACGATCAAGATTTTGTTTCTACTGACGCAGCTCACCCTGATAATGGTGGAGCAGATCTTACTATTAAAGCAATTTGGTATAACAATGGTGCCGCAGCTACGACTCAGACAATTACTGCTGGATCAGGTGCTGGTATTAGTTTAGGTAGTTTAGATACTACAGGATTTTTAGAGTTTGAAGTAACTGGAATTGAAGAAGGTTGCGAACTTACAATTTCTTATGACTTAAATAACAATAGTGATTCTATTGACGGTCAAGCAGACAAGATTAGCGTTGCTCCTGTTAAAGGATTAAACAATTGTGCTTTCCAAACCGTTTTAAAATATCAACAATTTAATCAAAAATTAAACAATCGCTTTGATGCGGATACTAAAGAGTTTAGTAGCTTTAAAGATATGTTAAAGCGAATGAAAAAAGTTAAATAAGGAGACAGTTAATGTCTGAAGAAACTACTGGTGAGACTCCGGCAACGGAACAATCTGCACCACAAGAATTCGTACAACCGGCAGATCAAAATACTGCCAATGAGAGGGCTGCTTTTAAAACCTACGTCGAAAGTAATGGGCAACAGGTTCCAGAAAACTTTAAAGACGCAGATGCATGGTTTGATTCACTGAAGAATGCTCAGTCAGAGTATACTAAAACTCGTCAAGAAATTGCTGAACTTAAGGATCAGTATGCTAAGACGGGTGAGATTGGTGAGCGATCACAACCAGCACAACAAGAGCAACAACCCGCCGAGGTTGTTCAGACTAGGGAAGATCTCAGAATTGAGAAGCCCGAGGAACCACCACAACTATCAATGAATGATCAGTGGGCAGCTTGGCAACAAGAACTTGCTTTGAGTGGTGACTTTAGTGCCGATACTCGTGGTGCTATTAAGTCTGCTATGGGTGTCGATGACGCTGTAGTAGATACATTTATTGCTGGTCAGAAGGCTTTGCGAAAGGAAGCCTACGACTCTGCTGCTAATGTAGTAGGGGATCAGCAAACTTTAAATAATATCCTGTCATGGGCAGGAGAGTCTTTGAATGATCAAGAGCGTGATGATCTTAACAACATGCTTGCCGGTCCTTCATATAAGACTGCCTTACTTGGTCTACAAGCCAGATACAACCAAGAACAGGCTAACAAGCCAAACCGGCGACAAGAACCGGCTCCGGTTCAGGGTAGAGAAAATGCGGCTATGGCACAGGACGCTGATGCTATTAAACCATTTGCTACTACACAAGAGATGAACTTCTATATGAATAAACCAGAGTATAGAACGGATCCTGAATACAGAGCTCAGATTGAAGCTAGGCTTGTTAAAACTATGCAAGCTGGCGTGTTAATTCGATAATCATTGGACAAGATATCGAATAGACAACATTAAAAGTACAGAACAATTAGGCTTACGAGTTGAAAAAGTATGTATGGATAATGCCTAGGGTTGACTCCGAAAGGAATAATCAATACTATCTATAAATTTAGTCCGTTTAATTTTTATGACACATTTATGGAGGTGTTACTATGACTGCAGTAGGTCCTTTAGGCGATACCGCAATGGCTTACCGTATTGAGACGGAAGCTGGTATTTCTGCAAACAACCCCACGACCGGTGCTGGTCGTTTAGTTCTGCCCATTTGGGCGGGCGAGGTCATCAATGCGTATGACCAATATAATATCTTTGAACCCATGGTGGATTCAAAAACCATTTCTAGTGGTACTGTGATGGAATTCCCTGTCACGGGTTATGTGGACCTTAAGTCCGCTTGGAACGCTGGTGAAGAACTCACTGGTGGCACCAACGGCAAGGCTACCACTTTCCGTATTGCTTTGGATAAGCGTCCCATGGCTGCTCACTTCGAGCTGGACAATGTTGACCTTATGCTGACGCAATGGGAATTCCGTTCCGAGCTTGCCAAGCAAGCTGGACGGACTCTGGCTGATGCTCGTGACCGTCAAATTGCTGTCTATCTTGCCCGTGCTGCGGCTGAGAATGGATTAGCTCAAGACCCGCGTGCTACCGACTGGTTCGGTAGTAGTGCTGTCGGTGGTCTTGGTGGTAAGGTGTTCTGCAATAACAAGTTTGATAACTTGGGACTGTCGACCGCTACTGCTGCTAACAGAACCGATGCTGCTCTGAAACTTCTTGAGAAGATTGAAGAGTTCCAAATCCGTCTGCAAGAAGTTGATGCCCCAACTGAGGGTGTCTTCTGTGCTGTGACCCCGCGTACCTTCCAAGACATCCGTGCTCTTGGTGTGGCTCGTGACAGCTCTGATCTTGCTGGTGGTGCTGGTCGACCATTCTTCGGCGGTGTTGCCGATGCTGGTGGCTTGGGTGCTGGT